TGTCTTCCGTGATAGGACATCAGGGTGGCGCTCCTACAGGTGAACAGAAGTTCACAAAACTGAGTGATGTGCCAGCTGAGCAAATTGCCACGTTGCGATTGGAGAATCCCGAGGAATACAAACGCCTGTACAAGGCTGAGTATGGTATCGATTGCGAAATCTAAAAGTATAACCCTTTAAAAAAATTGACAATGAACAGAATTTTAATGCTGCTCGGTACCCTGCTCTTCAATGCAGTGACGGGCGCGACCTTTGCATCGGTTCTTGGGCTTTCCCCCATGACAGGTGCTGTGGGAATGAATGTGGTGGCCGTGCTTGCCGGGACTATGCCCCAAGGCGTGTTGCGTGCCGGAGTATTTACAGAGATATGGACTGGCGAGCTGGTTAAGGCTTTGCGCAGCGGCCTTGAAGGCTCATGGCTCGACGGCGTGCCAGATCAGAGTTCCATCACCAACAACGACGTCATTCACCTCGTCGATGTTGGTGTGGACCCTGACGTGCTGGTGAATAACACCACCTATCCGATTCCCCTTCAGGCATTGGATGATAAGGATATTGCCGTGAAGCTCGATAAGTTCCAAACCAAGGTTACTCCTATCACGGACGACGAACTCTATGCGGTGAGCTACGACAAGATGGCACGGGTGAAGGAAAGTCACGGCAACGCCATCAACGATTCTAAATTCGCCAAGGCTGCCCATGCGCTCTGCGCTCAGAAGAACAGCGCCACCACGCCCGTGCTTACCACTACCGGAGAGCGCGACGCTGAGACGGGTCGCCTGCGCCTGACACCTCAAGACCTTGTGGCGATGAAGCGGGCGTTGGACAAGATGAAGGTGCCTGCGGACAACCGCCGCCTCGTTCTTTGTCCTGATCATGTGAACGACCTGCTGCTCGTTAGTCAGAACTTCCGTGAGCAGTACAACATTGACCGCAACACCGGTAAGGTAGGCAAGCTATATGGCTTTGACATCTATGAGTTTGCCAACACGCCGCTCTATACGCAGGCTGGCGTCAAGAAAGCACTTGGCGCAAACGCCGAGAAGGGCGAGTTCCAATGCTCGTTCGCCTTCTACACGCCACGCGTGTTCAAGGCTACTGGTTCGACCAAGATGTATTACAGCGAGGCTTCGACCGATCCGGAATACCAGCGTAACAAAATCAACTTCCGCCATTACTTTATCTGTATGCCTAAAAAGAGCGACGCAGGCGTAGTGATGGCAAGCGGTTACAAGGAAAACGCATGATGAGCAAGCCCATGAAATATCTCGTCATCCACTGCACCGCCACGCCAGAGGGGCGCGAGGTCACCGCGGCTGAGATACGCCGATGGCACACCGCGCCACCTCCGGCAGGCAGGGGGTGGAGACACGTGGGCTACACAGACATCATTCATCTTGACGGGCGTGTGGAGCGACTGGTAAAGAACAACGAGGACGCTCAGGTGGACCCGTGGGAAGTGACCAACGGAGCTACGGGCTACAACAGCGTGAGCCGGCACATCGTGTATGTGGGTGGATGCGACAGCGACATGCGCCCTAAAGATACCCGCACGCCAGCACAGCGCGAGGCGCTCAAGCGATACGTTCTCGAGTTCCACAGCCGGTTCCCGCAGATACGCATCGTAGGACACCACGACCTCAACCCCGCCAAGCAATGCCCCTCGTTCGACGTGGGGCGGTGGATAGCCGAGATAGGCATACGGCAAACGTTCAATCAGCATTTATAACACAGAGCAATGGGAGACACGATATTTCAAATCCTGCAATGGGCAATCCCATCGGGCGGTATCGGCGCCGCCATTGCCTGGATTGCCAACCGACGCCTCAGAACCGTCGAGGAGAAAAAAAAGATAGAAGATACCTACAAGCAGATGTACGACATGGTGAGCCGTGAGCTCATCAGCTTGCAGCAGCAAAACGAAACTAACTATGACAAAATTGAGAATCTTCGCACCGATGGAGACAAGATGCGCCGGGCGCTCAACCGCCTCTCAAGGGCTATCGAGGCTATTCAGATATGTCCTCATCGCACTACTTGCCCTGTCAGTGTGGAGCTGTCGCTCGACCAAGACAGTGACGCGCCAAAGCCTGCACGAGGAAAGCCTACGCCTGCAAAGGGACAGCCTCACACAGACGATCACCCAAACATGGCAGAAGCCGGTGAGGGTTCCCATGGCAACAGCCTGTCTCAAACTCACACTCGACAACATCAGGCAGCTGCCACCAGGAGCAGCGTACATGGCAAGGGAAAAACAGGCGGCTGTCAAACTCCAAAGGAAACCGGCAATGGCGAATGAGCCTGAGCAAATCATCATTGAGGCACAATGCGACTCTCTGGAGCTGGTAGTGGCAAGTTACTCAAAGCGCATCATCACGCTGAAACGGCAGCTGAGTGAGGCAAAGAGTTTGAACAGCGAATTGAAGGAAACGACAAAAGAGCGTGTCTCGCCCAGCCTTAAAATGATAATCATCGCTTTTATCGTCGGGGTGGCGACCGGCATAGTATTAACCCTGTTAACAAGAAAAATATGGCAAAAAGTGTTTTAGACGGAACTGACCTCATCCTATCTATCGGTGGGAATGCACTCGGTTTCTCAACAGGCTGTAAGGTTTCTACCTCTGCCGAAACGGGAGAGCGTGTAACCAAGGAGGCTTCAGGCGGTAAATGGAAAGAGAGCTACATAAAGAGCTTCTCGGAGCAGATCACCGCCGATGGTGTGGTACTTACGGACGGAACAAAAGAAGTTCCGAGTTACGACCAACTGAAAGATGCAATGCTCAAGGGTGAGCCTGTTGATAGTGCATACAATCTCCGTGACGGTGATAAACGTACAGGAAAAGCCAGCGGAGGATATAAGGGCAAGTATCTCATCACGTCATTGGACCTTGACGGTCAAGCTGGCGACGATGCGAAATATTCCATCACCTTGCAAAACTGCGGTGCGGTAACAAAGGTCGATGCAGGGCTGTCAGGTGAAATTAAGAAAAATTCGGAACATAATGAGCAGTTATAATGAACGAAAAGAAACTTAACAAACTGAAGATTGCCGGCAAGGAATATCCCTGCCGTGTAACTATGGGAGCAATGGTACGCTTCAAGAATGAAGCAGGAAAGGACGTGAGTGAACTGAAGCAGACCGATATATCGGAACTGGTACTGTTCATCTTCTGCTGCGTGAAGAGTGCGTGCCATGCGGACAAAGTGGACTTCGAGATGGACTTTGAGATGTTTGCCGACTCATTGGAGCCAGGGAGTGTCAATTCCTTCTACGAGGATATGGCTGCCGCCTCACAAAAAAAAACGGAGAACCCGGTGGCAGGCAAGTAAGCATTGACGAATTGCTGGGAATAGCCTTGGGGTGCATCGGGATGGGTAGAGATGACTTTGAACGGTGTACCCCTTTTGAGTTTTACGAAGTATGGAACAGGTGGGGACAGCAACATAAGGACAGGGAACGCTCTGAATGGGAACGGGCAAGGGTGATGGCTATGTTCTTTATCCAGCCATACGTAAAAGGGAAGCTGACGGCGCATGACGTTCTTCCGCTACCGTGGGACGAGGAAAATATCTCTACCGAGAATGAGAAAATAAGCAAAGAAGAATTTAACAGGCGTTTCGAGGAAGCGAAACGGCGTAACGGACTAAAATAGCACAACCAAGATGGCAAAGGTAGTAGAATTTCAAATTAAGATAAAAGGTGTCGACGGCAATGTTCTGAAAAACCTGAGCGTTGAAGCTACCGGGCTTGACGAAGCTTTGGAAAAGGTAGGTGAGACAGCTCGTAGCACAGGCTCTCAGCTGAAGGAAATGGCGGCAAAGAGCATGGTGTTCGAGGGCGCAATGCGGTCTATAGAAACTCTCCGTGATATGGTGGGCGGACTGGCAGCTCCTTTTAACAGCTTTGAAACGGCTATGCGCAGTGCTAACACGATGGCTGGCAAAAGCGGAGAGGACTTTGATGCGCTCTCCGAGAAGATAGTTGGGCTGAGCAAAAATATACCATTAGCACGTGAGGAACTCGCTACTGGGCTATACCAGACTATATCGAACGGTGTACCCGAGGACAACTGGATAAGTTTTTTGGAGCAGTCGAGCAAGGCAGCTGTCGGCGGACTTGCGGATTTGGGTCAGACCGTAACCGTAACCTCGACCCTTATCAAGAACTATGGACTGAGCTGGGATCAGGCTGGGGCTATTCAGGATAAGATACAGATGACCGCCAAAAACGGTGTAACGAGCTTTGAGCAACTTGGTCAGGCTCTGCCCCGTGTCAGTGGAAGCGCCTCCCAGCTGGGAGTGTCTATGGACGAGCTTATGGCAGTCTTCGCAACCACGACTGGCGTTACCGGTAATACGGCAGAGGTCTCTACCCAGCTGTCTGCCGTTCTGAATGCGCTCATTAAACCGTCCGCAGAGGCGACAAAGGCAGCAGAGGCTATGGGCATAGGCTTCAATGCGGCAAGCGTACAGGCAGCAGGAGGACTTGAGAACTTCCTTTTAGGACTGGACGCAAGCATTAAGGAATATTCAGCCAAGACGGGGCAGCTTAGTGAAAACATCTATGGGCAGCTGTTCGGCAGTGCGGAGGCATTGCGACTGCTCGGCTCGCTGACAGGGGAGCAAAAGGACAAGTTCTCGGAAAACATAGGAGCAATGGCCGAGTCTGCTGGTACGATAGACGAAGCCTTCAACGAGATGTCAAGTACAGGGGACAGTGTAGGACAGATGCTGAAGAACCAAGTACAGTCCATGCTTGACTGGGCGGGCTCTTTGGCCAGCACTTCCGCTCCCTATATAGAAATGATAGCTAATACAGGACTTGCCATGATGAGCATGGCGCAACTGAAAAACGGGTTGGTAACCGTCGTGGCAGGATTGAGGGCTGTTAAGATAGCAACGCTCGCTCAGGCGGCAGCCTCAAAGATAGCCGTAATAGCTTCCAATGCTTGGAAGATAGCGCAGATAGCACTGAACTTCGTGCTGAGTGCCAATCCCATAGGTATCGTCATTATGGCGATAGCCGGGCTTGTAGCCATATTGGTGGCAGCCTATAACAACAGCGAGACTTTCCGTAATATCTGCGACCAAGTATGGGCTGTGGTGAAGGACTTGGCTTCCGCCGTGTGGGATTTCCTTGTAAAAGCCTTTGAGAAGGCAAGCACCGTTATCAAGGAGGCTTGGGAATGGGTAAAGAAGTTCTTTGGCATAGATGACAGCGGTCCTGCAAAACAGACAGGAGGAATAGAAAAGCAGACCAAGGCGCTGAAAGAGAACACGAAGGCAAAGACCGAGAATGCACAGGCGGCACTCAAAGGGAACAAGAAGTTCAATTCTCCTGTCAAAAAAGACAAAGATAAAAAGAGGAACAAGGACCTGTATGACGGAAAGAAACTCATAGCCAACGCCACGAGTTACAAGGAGCTTGGCAACAACATCCAGTTTTATCAGAACAAACTCGAAACGACCAAGGGCTCCGAGACCAAGACTATCGCCCTCTATGCCCAGAAAATAGCCATGCTCCAAAAGCAGCAGGAAACCATCAGCCGTATTCAGGATATGGCTGCACGCCCTACGGAGCTGAAATCCCTTGAAGACATCAACAATGAGATAGCCTACCAGCAGACACTCCGGGAGCGTGCCACGAAATCAGACCTTGCCGGGATAGACAAGGAAATACAGCGTTTGAACGACCTTAAAACGGCATTTGAACGCAGTGCGCACATAGATGTAGGCATTGACAAGATAAAGACATACAAACAGCTGGAGGAAGAACTACAGTACTACTCGGATTTACTGAAAACCGCCACAGAGGAGGAACGTATCGAAATACAGAAGCAGATCAATGCGCTGAATGACCTGCGTAAGAAGTGGGATGACACATTGGCTGAACTGAAAAAGCCTGAGGATATTGCAAGGCTTGACAGCATCGAGAAGCTGGACAACGCCATCAGCTACTATCAGTCAAAGCAGAAGAAGGCAAGCGCCTCTGAAATATCGGAAATAGAGCGCACCATTATGGCATTGGAGAAGAAGCGCAATGCCATGAAACAACTGACACGTATTCCTGAATTGCAGGAGGAGGTCGGCAAGCTTGGTGGAATGAACGGCAGGGAGCTTACGATGGAACTGCGGGTAATGGGCTTGGATGGACTAAAGAAACGCATCAAAGAGTTGCAGGATATGCTTGCGGACACGAAGAACCCGATGGACGAAAGTCAGCGTGCTGAAGTGAACAAACTTGTCAAGAGTTATGAGAACTACCAGAAGATACTTAAAAAGAGTAATGTTACGGTAGAGAATTCGTGGAGTTCTCTCAAAGGCATAGGTGGCGGTATCTCTTCACTGACAGATGCTCTTGAGGGCAATCGAGGAGCTTGGGAAACCATTGTCAGTGTAGTGGACGCAGCTATACAGATTTATCAGGGCATCAACAGCATCATTGCGATTGTGCAGGCACTCACTGGTGTTACGCAGGCAAATACCGCAGCCACAATGGCACAAGGCGTGGCCAAGACTACAGAGGCTACGATAGACACCACGGCTACAGGTATTGAGGTTACGAACAGCGCAGCTCGGACTGCCGCTACTCATGCGGAGACTACAGCCGATGTCGCAGGTGCAGCTGCCAAGACAATGAAGGCCCATGCGAGCATACCCTTCGTGGGCATAGCAGTGGGCGTGGGTATGGTGGCTTCATTGGTCGGCATGATGATGTCTCTTCCGAAATTTGCTAATGGAGGTCTGGTGTACGGACCGACCCTCGCCCTTATGGGAGAATATGGCGGAGCAAGCTCCAACCCTGAAGTAATAGCGCCACTTGACAAACTAAAATCTCTGATAGGCGATACAGGCGGAGGTTTCAGAGGCAGGCTTGAGGCAAGGCTCAGAGGGCGCGACATCGTGATAGCCCTTGCCAACGAGACGCGCATTAACAGGAAAAAGACGAATATAAAAATATAACAAATATGTACATACACGGACATTTCTACAACCAGCTCAACGAGCGCATAGAGGTGCATATCCTCACGAAAGGCAGCCATACGCCCAACATGGAGATAGGGGCGAAGGAGAGCGGCATCAGCTGGACCGACGACCCCGTGGACATCACGAGCCAGGTTAGCGACACCTTTGACGTGCTGCTCTGTCAACAGGCGAGCGTGAGGCTGCTGACAAAAAATTTCGTGCCCGACTTCTTCTGCGCGTCATGCCGCGACGTGGTGGTCAACATCTATCGTGAGGGGGAATGTCTCTTCGCCGGATTCGTAGAGCCACAGACCTACTCGCAGGGATATAATGAGGAGCAAGACGAGATTGAGCTGAGCTGCATCAACATACTCACGGCGATGCGGTATGCCAAGTACCAGGACGTGGGAACGCTGGGGGTATCATACGCGGGCATCAAGGCCACGGCAAAACAGCGCACGATGGCAGACATCATCATCCAAANGCTNAGNGACATCACCAAGGGGGTCGATGTCAAGGGACAGGGAAAGGTGGCATTATTATACGACGGAAGCCGCGCTGTCGNCAGCCTCGAACAGGACAAATATTCGCTTTTCAGCCANCTNTCCGTCAATGANCTGCTCTTTCTNGGCGATGACGAGGATGAGGTGTGGCAGCAGGACGAAGTGCTCGAGGAAACACTCAAATACCTCAACCTACACATCAGGCAAGA